TAGAACTTGAAGCAGACCTATTAGTAACTGGGTGGAATTTCGGAACTGGTAAGATTGCTGGTCTGATGGGAAGTGTCACTTGTATTACTGCTGATGGTGGTGTCGAGGTTGGTGTTGGGTCAGGTTTCAATGATGAAGACAGAAAAATGCTACCCGAAGATATCGTAGGGAAGATTATAACGGTTAAGTACAACGAAGTTATACAAGATAAGAATAAGAATACGAAGTCATTGTTCTTACCAATCTTTGTAGAACTTAGACTTGATAAAACACAAGCAGATATTATATAGGAGAAAGGTATGGGAGCTTTAGGACAACATTTTGATGAGTTAGAAACAAAACATAAGTTAGAGGTTGGTGAACTTGAAATGAGGATCATTGATTTGGAAACTGAATTGACTATCATCAAAGGTAGATATGAATCTCTATGCGGTAAGGTTAAAACTAATGCTAATGAAAAACGTAATAGTGACGACCACAACGATTTTTTAAGAAACTATGGAAAGGAGAAAGGATTTTATGAAAGATAAAGTAGAAGACACTGGAGCGAGTATGTTTTTCGTAATGATAATGGTATTGACTATTATGTTTTGGGGAGACCCAGATATCCACGATGCAATCATAAAATATTTGATGGGTGGGATGTAATGTTGATATCAGAATACTATAAACCAAATGATGGTTCTGCTCAAGTAAGACAGAACCCAAAAACGAAAGAATACTTCATTATTTACTTTGCTGAGGATGGTCAAATTTTTGATTCAGAAAAGTTTCCTGACAAGTCATTAAGATATGTTGAGGATGCTGCAGAAAATTATGCTCTAGGAATTAAAATATTATGAATATACACTGCTTAAAAGAAAAACAAATTTTAAAAATCATCGAAGCACTAACTCTTATTAATGATAGGGAAACTGCTAGTATAGTATTTAAACAATACTCTGAACAGAAGAAAGGTGGACCTTGGAAGAAACGATTACGTGAACAAGGTTTTTGTATTTAAACTTTACTTCTTGTCTAAATAGGGGTATAATATAATATAATGCAATACGAGGAATATGATGAAAAAGAATTACAAATTTAATGAAGAAAAAGGTTGCTACGAATTTTGTGGTAGTAGGACTTGCGAGTTACAAGAACAATTGAAAGAAGGGGATGGTCCTCATAAGATTTGTTGTGGTTGTATTGAAGAGTATGAAGGTGAAACACCTAATATAAAAGAATTGAAAGGCACATTACAAATTCGTAAAGAACGAGTAGACGAAGGTAGATGCAAATTTGAAAAGAATGCGATGTCAGATTTGTTGAGGTCATTTACAGCAACAGTTGTGTTTGAAAAGAAAGACGGAACTGAACGCACTATGGAATGTACGTTGCTTGAGAAGTTCTTACCAAAACGTGCTAACGTTGTAGATGACGACTCAGTTGAATATGAAACAAATCCTCATCCAGAACTAATAACTGTATGGGATTTAGAGAAGAAAGGTTGGAGATCATTCAAACTCAACACCGTTAAGTCATTCGAAGTAGCATAATATGGCATTAAATATTATTGATGATACTGAAACAGTAGAACTTGGTCCAAGTAAAGATGGCACGTATGATGGTGCTATGGGTGGAACTGAGTTAATGAATAAAGCATTATACGAAAGAGTAGATAATGATTTACTTGATGAGTTTTATATTATCAAGTCAAGAGTAAGTTGGACTGATAAGGATAAACCTAACGTGTTATGGTTACACGATACGTGGGACGATCCGGAAGTACAACATCTCAAAGAACAAGAGAGCAGAGATAGGTTTGCTAAACTTGTATTTGTGTCTAATTATCAACTGGCAACGTATAACTTAGCATTGGGTGTTCCATACCAAAATGCAATCGTATTACGAAATGCAATCGACCCAATCGAGTATAAAGAAAAGGATGAAGATGTTATTCGTATTATCTACCACACTACTCCACATAGAGGATTAAACCTCGTAGTTGCAGCAGTTAAAGCAATTGCTGAAGAGATGGGTGATAAAATTCACTTAGACGTGTATTCGTCATTCGAAGCATATGGTTGGAAAGAACGTGATAAACCGTATGAAGATTTGTTTGAAGAAATTAGACAACATCCTAATATGACATATCACGGATTCCAACCAAATGATGTTGTTCGTAGTGCGTTACAAGAAGCACACATATTCGCATACCCAAGTGTTTGGCCAGAAACAAGTTGTATCAGTGCGATTGAAGCAATGAGTGCAGGTTGTGAGGTAGTATGTCCTAACTTCGCAGCACTACCAGAAACTACTGGAAACTTTGCTCGTATGTATCAATTCAATGAAGATATGGGTGAACACGCAAACGTATTTGCTAATCAATTATTTCAAGCAATTGTCGAACATCGTGACGAAAACCTACAAAAGAAATTGATGTTCCAGAAAAACTGGGTTGATAACTTCTTTAATTGGGATCTACGTGCAGCTGAGTGGACTAATATGCTACAAAGTATCAAACGATAAACTTGACATTTATCACAATCTAACGTATAATATAACTAAAGAGGAGAAAGCATGACCAGTTGGGCAAATGTAAAAGAGAAAATTAAAACGAAATTTCAAAAGAAACCTAACTATGAAGAGATGTATCATGCGGAACGTAGAGTTTCTGAGTCCTGGGAATTCAGATACAATAAGTTATATAGACAATTGAATGCAATACTAAAGGAGGGTAATAATGGGTAAACGTAAACCGATGACTGCTGAGCAGAAAGTTGCAGCAGGTGAGAGATTAGCATTAGCAAGAGAGAAAAGGTTAAAGGCAAATCCCCCACAATATAAGAATATACATCCAAACGTTTTAGCACGTGACGATAGTGACCAACTATCTATGAAGAGTGTTAAGGGTTGGATTAAACACCAACGTGACTTGCTAAAGACTGAACGTTATAATCACCGTAAGGGTGATAAGAAAGCACTATCTAAGATAGGTGGCATTCAAGGTTATATTCGTCAGTTACAATACTATCTAGAGAATGGTGACTACATTGCTATGTTCTTTGGTGAGAATGAAGATAAACCAGTTGTTCAACATTGTCTTGCTATGGCATATGATGAAGATGGTTATGCTAAAAGAACTATTGGTGTAGCATATCCTGATACTGGTTGTGTTTGGACTAAAGAAATGGATGACGAGAAAAGAGGTAAGTTTTAATGGTTGACGTTTATTGGACTTGTGATAACGTCAATTCTTTATTAGTAGAACCTCTAAAATCAGTCGTGAATGATTTGAAGAAAAATAATTTTTTATTTGGGGAAGAAACAAAGAATTATTATAAGTGTCCTGGATATACTAATTTTTTTAAGAACACTTTTGTAATTGAATCCTCGATGAGTTTTGAATTGACACATACAATAAACCCAAACGGATCACCTAATATAGGAGTTAATAGAGACCAAAAGTTTTTTGATGATAATATTTTGGTGGATAAACTTTCAGCCATCCAACAAATGATACACATCAACCAATTTCATTATTTTTTTTCAGAACAGGATATTGAAATTTCTGTCATGCCTGCGTTCTATCATGATAATGATTTGAATAACCACTACATAACATCTGGAAAGTTTAATATATCAAAATGGTTTAGACCACTATATCCAAACATAATATTAAAAGGAAGTAAATTAAAAATTGAGAAAGGTGATGCTCTATTTTATATAAAATTTCACACAAATGAAAATATCAATTTTAAACATTTTGAACAAACAGAATATTTAAACAGTTTGTCGAAGGATTGTTTGAATGTTAAATCTGTTATTCCTCATATGGGATTAGATAAATTGTATAAATTATTCACTAGACGAAATCAAAACAAGAAAGTTTTAAGGGAAATTAAAAAGAATTTAACAGGAGACTTCGAATGATATTTATAGATTTCAGTCAGGTAATGATTTCAAACACAATGGTACATCTAGGCAAAACTCAAACAAATGTAGATGAAGGTATGATGCGTCATATGATTTTGAATAGTTTAAGAATGACTAAGAACTCATATGGTAAGAAGTATGGTGACTTAGTTATCTGTGTTGATGATAGAAGTTATTGGCGACGTGACATATTCCCTTATTACAAGGCACATCGTAAAGAGAACCGTGATAAAAGCATAGTTGATTGGAATCAAGTATATGGTGTACTTAATAAGATTCGTGATGAAATTGCTGAAACGTTCCCTTACAAAGTTATTCAAGTAGAGAAAGCAGAAGCAGATGACATCATTGGAGTGCTATCAAAGCATTTTGGAACTGTACTAAATAATGAATCTACTGAAAGAAACTTAATCTTATCCAGTGATAAAGACTTTGGTCAGTTGCAGAAGTTTGCTAACGTTGACCAATATAGTCCTATCACTAAGAAGTGGTTGCGTATTGACAACCCTAAAGACTTTCTAATGGAGCATATTATACGTGGTGATAGAGGTGACGGAATTCCTAACTTCTTATCTGCC